GTACGGAAAAGCAGCAGAATTAACTATAAAAGGTGATGATAAACAGCCTTTGAACATAACTTGGGCTAAATAATTTATAATGATTTTAATGTATTATGCTTGATTTTATTGAGATTATGACAAAACAGACACACAAAAAACATTGTTATTGCACATGAGATTGTGGCAAAAATGTAACAATGTTGCTTAAATGTGACGATAATTATTTAATGGCTGATAACTTTTATATTATCGGAAATAGCTAATAAGAACTTTTTATTATCAATATAAAAGTTATAGTTGTAATTGTTAAAAATATGAGAACAAATAGCAAACATGGGGGTTTTGTTTTGGGGTATGCCAGTTTTTTGTGTTGCTGCGTAAATTAAAATTAATGGATGGTACAGACAAATAGATGGACAATTTGATATTACAAACAATAATCTTTATCCTTAAAGACAAAGAAACAAAAAAACCTGTGGTTGTAACTCACTTTACAGGTTTTGACGATGAGATTGAGGCTCAACAGTTTACAGAGTTTCTAAAAGATCAATTTACAACCCCACTTTATGAAGATTTTGATTACAAGAACAAAACTCTGCACTAGGGGGGTTTTGTAATTTTATGAAACAAATTGTAATTCCTTATAAACCAAGAGAAATCCAAAATTTTTTGCACAAAAAATGCGATAACAGCCGATTTAATGTTATTATTGTTCATAGAAGAGGTGGCAAAACTGTTTTTGCTATCAATCATCTGATAAAAGCTGCTCTGACCAATAAAAAACCTTATCCAAGATACGCATTTATCTCTCCATTTCGTCTGCAAGGCAAAAGCACAGCTTGGGATTATTTAAAACAATTTTCTGCCTCAATTCCTGGAACAAAATTTAATGAATCTGAGCTAAGAGTTGATTTTTCTGTAAACAATAGTCGTATTCAAATCATTGGTGGTGAAAATAGTGCAGCGATCAGAGGTCAATATTTTGATGGTATTATAATTGATGAAACCCAAAACATTTCACCAGATTTATTTGACACCATACTTAGACCTTGCCTGGCTGACAGACATGGTTTTGCCATATTTATTGGCACACCTATGGGTAGAAACTGGTTTTACGATTTACATGAAAAAGCAAAGCATACGAAAGATTGGTTCACTTGCGTTTTTAAAGCTAGTCAAACAAAAATTATACCTAACGAAGAGCTGAAGGCTGCAAAATCTACAATGTCTGCCGAAAGTTATGCACAGGAGTTTGAATGCTCATTTCAAGCTGGAATATCTGGTGCATATTTTGGCAAAATTATGGAAGAGCTAGATCAAAAAAATAGATTAACTAATTTTGAAATAGATGAGGATTTAGAAGTTGAAACCTGGTGGGATCTAGGAATGAATGACAGCACAGTTATTACCTTTGCTCAAAGATTTGGCGATGAGATTAGAATAATAGATTGCTATGAAAATTCAGGTGAGGGTTTAGAACATTATTTAAATGTGATAGATGACAAACCTTATAGATATTCAAAACATATAGCTCCGCATGATATTAGGGTCAGAGAGATTGGCACAAACAAATCAAGGTGGGAAACAGCCAGAGAGCTTGGTTTAGAGTTTGAAATAGCTCCAAAGCTTAGTGTAGAAGATGGTATTGAGCAGGTCAGGCAAATGTTGCCAAAATGCTATTTTCATAAAAACAATTGCAAAAAGCTCATAGAAGCATTAAAGTCCTATTGCAAACGATGGGATGAAAAAAATAATTGTTTCAGGAATAAACCCCTGCACAATTGGGCATCACACTTTTGCGACTCCATTCGTTATGGTGCAATTGTAGAACCAGTTGAAAGATCTGATTGGAAAAAGCCAATTAGAGTTGATACAAATTACATAGTTTAAAATGGTAAAAAAAATTCAAGAAATAGCTGATCCAAAATTAAGAGCCTTGCTAAGCAACCAAATAAAAAATGCTTTAGGCTATCTTGGAGGACAGCTTTCACAATCAAGACGAAAATCAATAGAATATTATTTAGGTGATAAGCTAGGAACAGAAATAGATGGTAGATCACAAGTTGTATCTACAGATGTTGCTGATACTGTTGAAAGTATATTACCGAACCTACTCCGAATATTTACAGCCTCAGATAAAGTAGTGAAGTGTGAACCAGTAACTGCTGAAGATGTGCCATTAGCCGATCAAGCAACTGCGTATTTAAATCATGTCTTTTACAAAGATAACGATGGCTTTCAATTGCTATATAATTTTTTTAAAGATGCTTTAATTGAAAAAAATGGGTTTTTAAAAATCTATTATGATGAAAGTGAAAGTGTAGAACATGAAACATATAAAAATTTAACAAAAATTGAAAAAGATGCTCTTGAAGATACAGATGACGAAATAGAAGTAGTTGATGAACAAATAACGATAGATGAGAAAGCAAAAGAAGCATTTGATAAACAAAAGAAAGCTTTAGAAGATCAAGGTATTGATACATCACAAATAGAAACACCTGATTTTAATTTATATACTTGTAAAATCAAAAGAATAAATAAAAAAGGAAAAATAAAAATTGAGTCAGTACCACCTGAAGAATTTTTGATTGATAGAACTGCTAAAACAATTAACGAAGCAGATTTTGTTTCTCACAAAGTTTTGATGACAAGATCACAACTTGTTGAAATGGGATTTGACCCAGATGAAGTTGATAATTTACCTAAATCACAATTAGATATTTACAACAATGAGGAAATAGTCAGAAATAGAAATGTGGATGACTACCCTGTTAATACACCTACAGACAAATCTACAGAAAAAATTTTAGTTTATGAAAGTTATGTAAAATATGATTTTGATGAAGATGGAATTGCAGAGCTTAGAAAAATTATATCAGCAGGTGATGATGGTTATGTAATTTTAGAAAATATGCCTTGCGATCATATTCCATTTGTTACAATTACACCAATACCTATGCCACATAGATTTTATGGCAGATCTATCTCAGAATTAGTTGAAGATATACAATTGATGAAATCAACTGTAATGAGGCAGTTATTAGATAATATGTATTTAACAAATAATAATAGAGTTGCCATAATGGATGGGATGGTAAACATGGATGATTTATTAACTACAAGACCAGGTGGTGTTGTAAGAACCAAACAACCTCCAGGACAAGTCATGCAACCTTTACAAGCTCAACCCATATCTCAACAGGCTTTTCCATTATTAAGTTATTTAGATAGTGTTAGAGAAGTTAGAACTGGTATATCAAAACAAATTCAAGGATTAGATCCAAACACATTAAATGCAAAAACTGCAACAGGTGTTAATGCTTTGATGACACAAACTCAAATGAGATCAGAATTGATTGCAAGAATATTTGCAGAAACAGGAGTAAAGGATTTATTTAAAAAAATATTTGAGTTAATGGTTAAATATCAAGATAAAGAAAGAGTTGTAATGTTAAATAATATTTATGTTCCTGTCAGACCTACTGAATGGAAAAATAGATTTAATGTTTCAATTGTAGTTGGTTTAGGCACAGGTTCAAAAGAACAACAATTAGTAATTTTAAACTCAATCCTTGAAAGACAAATACAAGCTTTTCAAATTCAAGGTGGAAAAGAAATGCCGATGGTTACACTTAAAAATATGTATAACACATTGAGTAAAATAATTGAAAATGCAGGTCTAAAAAATGTTGAAAGTTATTTTGTAGATCCTGATTTAGGTAAACAAATGATGCCACCACCAAGTCCACCACCTTTAACACCTATTGAAAAAATAGAATTTACAAGAATTGATGCAGAGAACAGAAGAAAGATAGCAGACTTAGAATTGAATTATCAAGAGCTACAACAAAAATCTCAGGAAATGGCTTTAGACTTTGAGGCAAAAATAAAAGATATGGAGCTAAAATATAATACACAATTAGATACAGCAAAATTAAAAGCTGATGCAGATTTAGATAAGATATTAATAGCTGGTGAAAGCAAGATACTTGAACAAGCACAAAAATCTGCTAATATGTTCACCCAACAGGTACAAGGATTAAATGGAAACCAAAGACCAGGCAATGAGATCAGAAGAGGTCAGCCGATCCCATCAAGCCAAACAGATATTGGAGAATAAACTTTTTCAAGAGGCTATTGAGTCTTTAAAAAAAATTTATTCTGAAGCACTTTTAGAAAAAACAGGTGCAAAAGAAAGTGATACCAGAGAAAAACTTTGGATCGCTTACAATGTTGTTGGTAAGGTAGAGCAACACTTACAAACGATAGTTGAAACAGGCAAACTTGCCGAAAAACAACTAGACAGTTTTAGAAAACAACAACAAAAAAAAGAATTTTAACTTGTCAAGTTAAAATAAGCCAAGTCAACAGACAGCTTAACAATATAGGAGGACTATATGTCTGACACAAACCCATTACTGAGCAATGACTCAGTACAAGGTGCTGCAAAGTCTATTGAAGGTATTTTGGACACTAAAGGTGTTATCAAAGAACCTCAAAAAGAGGCAGAACCAGTTGAGAAGCAAGAACCAGAGGCAAAAGCCGAAGATAATCAAATCTCTCAACAACAAACTGAAACTCAACCTGAACCACAAGAACAGGAAGTTGCAGAACCACAAGCATCACAAGATTTAAATGCTGTAGAGGAACAAGACACTAATCTTTACCAAGTAATAGTAAATGGTGAAAAGATTGATGTGAACCTTGATGAATTAAAAGCAGGTTATCAAAAAGATGCCGACTACAGACGAAAAACAGAAGAACTTGCCTTTGAAAAAAGAGAAGTGAAATCTGAAAAAGATCGTTTGGAAAAAAAGTATTCAACCAGGATGGATGATTTAAATTCACTTGTTGCTACTTTGAATGCTGAGATAAACAATGATATGAGTTCAAAAGAACTTGATAGGCTTTATGACGAAGATCCAACTGAAGCTGCTAAAGTTGAAAGAAAAATTAGACGAAGAAAAGAGTCTATTCAACAAGCACAGCAAAAGTTGAAATCTCATCAACAAAGTCAGTTTCAGGAATTGTTACTTGAAGAGCAAAAAAAACTTCATTTAAAACACCCTGAAATAATAGACCCCTTAAAAGGTAATCAAGTTAAATCAGATATTGTTAGTTATCTAAATTCAAAAGGTTTTTCTAATGAAGATATTGGAAGAATTTATGATGCAAGATATTTTGATGTAATATTTGATGGAATGAACTTTAAGGCTAATAAGTCTGCTAAACCAGTTTTAGCAACTAAAAAAGTCAAACCAAGTAAATTTGTTAAATCAGGAACAAAAGTAACTAAAGAGGATGAAAATAGCCAAGATAGGTTGAATAAAATTAAATCTCTTAAAAAGTCTGGTAAGCCGAAAGATGCTACTGAACTTTTATTGAGATATTTATAAACCCAATAACCTAAGGAGGATGAAATGGCTGTATTTCAAACATATCAAACAGTCGGCATAAGAGAAGATCTATCGGACATCATCTATTCAATTGCTCCAACAGACACTCCCTTTATGTCAGGAGTTGCTAAAGAACAAGCAACTAACACAACGCATGAGTGGCAAACAGATTCATTAGCTGATGTTGCTGCAAATGCTGCTATAGAAGGAGCAGATATTACTTACGCAACTTTATCTGCAACAACTAAGCTAAGTAACAACACACAGATCTCTACTAAAGGAATACAAGTATCAGGAACAAATGATGCTGTAACTTCTGCTGGTAGAAACAGCGAACTTGCATACCAAGTTGCTAAAGCTGCAAAAGAATTAAAAAGAGATATGGAAACTGCTCTTTTATCAAATGTAGCTGCTGCTGCTGGTAATGCGACAACTGCAAGAAAACTAGGTGGTTTGCCTACTTGGATTTCTTCAAATGTTGATGCAGGTTCAGGTGGAAGTGGATCTGGTGGTGGTGCTATCAGAACAGATGGTACTCAAAGAGCTTTTACTGAAGATCAGTTAAAAGGTGTTTTGAGATCTTGCTTTAATGCAGGTGGAAACCCTAATATGATTATGGTTGATGCTTTCAATAAGCAAAAGCTATCTGGTTTTACTGGTGGTTCAACTAGATTTGACCAAGCTGAAGATAGAAGATTGGTTACTTCAATTGATGTCTATGAGAGTGATTTTGGAACTTTACAAGTTGCTCCAAATAGATTCATTAGAGGTGCTAACTCTACTGCTGCTAAAATAGGTCAAGACGCATTTATCCTAGAGATGGATTACTTTGCGGTTGCGTTTCTAAGAGATTTCTCATTACAGAATCCAGCACAAACAAAAGATGCTGACCAAAGATTCATGGTAGTAGAATATACTCTTGTTTCAAGAAACGAAAAATCTAGTGGTATGGTAACAGACCTAACTACTTCATAATAAATAAATTGTTGGGGGTGTAGCCTTGTTTAGAAATACACCCCCTCAATCAACCAATGTTGAAGCTTTGAAAGGCACAAGGCGGAACGACAGAGGAGAAAAAAATGAGAACACTAAATGATTATTTTTTATATGGTGTAATCAATGATGTATCTACTGCTCAAACAGTAAGAATACCTGTGCCAGATGCAGGAAAAGTAATTAAAATTACTTCTGTATTAGGTGGCACAATTGCTACAGCAAATGCAACTGTAACTGCAAAAGTAAACACTACTAATATTACTGGTGGTGCTTTAACAATTGCTCATTCAGGATCTGCTGCTGGTGATATTGATACTGTAGAACCTACTGCTGCAAATAATGTTGTTGAGGGTGATTTTATTGCTTTAGCAACTGATGGTGCATCATCAAATACTCATACATTGCATTTTACAATTGTTGTGAGAAGATAAAAAAAATATGGGGGTGTAAAAACCCCCAAAACTATTAGGAGAAAAATATGAGTTTTAATTATGGATTAAGACCTACAACAGTTCAGATGATAGCCCTTAGTGGTACTACATCAACTCAATCAGCAGCTTTTGGTTCACAATCAGAATATGTAAGAATTTGCTCTAATGCAGCAGTTCATATTTTGTTTGGTGCAAATCCAACAGCAACAGCCAATAGTATTTTTATACCTGCAAACGAACCAGAAATTTTTAAAGTTTCGCCAGGTGAAAAAGTTGCTATTAAGGGTACAAATGGTGATGATATTTCTGTTGTTGAATTGAGTGCGTAGTGGCAAAAAAGAAAAAACCTTTATTTGGTGTAAATAATTATGTAAGAGAAAAGCCTAGAAAAAGACCAGGCAGACATAGTAAATCACCAAACAAAGCATTCAAACGAATGTTCAAAAAAAAATATAGAGG